GCAATCAGATCGGCGCGGCTTTGGCGCCTGCGGTGGCGGCTCTCGCCGAGGGGTTTGTGCGGCTGGCGGAGGTTGGTGGGCCTATCAATCGGGCCTTCACCGCCGTAATCGACAATCTCGGCCGGCTGACAACCTATGCCGCAACTTTTGCGACGGTCATGGTGGGGCGCTGGGTGGTGGGATTGGCTGCTGCGGCCCTCTCCGTGAAGGGCCTCGCCACGGCGCTGGTCTTTCTGCGCGGCGCTTTGATACGCACTGGGATCGGCGCGCTCATCGTGGGCGCGGGCGAGCTTGTTTACCAGTTCACGCAACTGGTGAGCAAAGTCGGCGGGGTTGGTGCAGCCTTCGGCCTCTTGCGCGATATCGCTGCAGAGGCCTGGGACCGCCTTGCGCTGGCGGCTACGGCCGCATGGTCGCGGGTTGAAGCGGGCTGGGCCGGCGCACAGGCAGGGATTTACGGTGGGCTGCAATCGGCGCTGTCGGCTGTCGTGGGCTGGGGCAATTCTGCTGTCGGGACGTTCCAAGGCGCCTTCGATGGGGTGAAGGCGATCTGGGGCGCGCTGCCACAGGCGATTGGGGATTTTGCCTATCAGGCGGCGAATGGGCTCATCGGTGGCGTCGAGTCGATGCTGAATGGGGTGGTCACGCGCATCAATGGCTTCATTGAAGGGCTTAACGCGGCGCTGGCCCTGCTGCCAGACTGGGCGACCGGTGAAGGTGGTCTGAAGATTGGTACCTTGGAGGCGGTCGATCTCGGGGGAATTGCCAATCCCTTCGAGGGCGCAGCCTCGGCGGCAGGCACAGCGGCGGCTGACGCCTTCCGTGCGGCCATGGGCACGACCTACATTGAGACCCCTGATCTCTTCGGCGGCATGGCGGAGGCCGCACGCGGTCGCGCTTCCGGCTATGGTGAGGCAGCTGGTATGCTCTCTGAGGCTGCCTCCCGCCCGATGACAGCTTGGGCGGCGCTCAAGGCGGCAATCATCGGCGCGGGCACGGAAGGCGAAGACGCTTTGGCCGGCGCTGCCGAAGTGGCTGGCGCTGTGTCTGACGAGTTTGACGCCGCAGGCCAGGCGGCAGGTGGGGCGGGTGGTGCGGCCAAGAAGGCCGCAGAAGACGCGGCGACCGGTTGGGTCCAGGTCACGAAGTCCTTGGCTGACTACGCCAAGGGGGCCATGGATTGGGGCAAGGGGCTCGGCGAGACGCTGACGTCTGCCTTCTCCTCGGCGGAAAGCGCCTTCCGCCAATTTGTCACCACCGGCAAGTTTGACTTCAAATCGCTGGTCTCCTCGATCTTGGCGGACCTTGCCACACTTGCCTTCAAGAACGCGGTCTTGGGCCCCTTGGCCTCAGCGCTTTCGGGCGTCTTTGGCGGTGGGGTCTTCGGAGGTGGGGCAGCGGCTGCCGCAAACCCGATGGTGAATGCGAGCATCTGGCATGCGGGCGGCATCGTCGGTGCGGGCGCACCGATGCGAGCTGTTCCAGTCTCGGCCTTTGCAGATGCCCCCCGGCTGCATTCTGGCGGCTGGGCGGGACTTAGACCTGATGAGGTGCCGGCCATCTTGCAGCGTGGAGAACGGGTGCTTAATCGGCGCGAGGCTACTGGTTACGGCCGGGGCGCCAGCGCTGGCACCGGCGTGCACGTGAACATCGACGCACGCGGCGCGCAGATGGGCGTGGCCGAGCAGATCGATGCGCGACTGCGGGCAGCCATCCCAGAAATCGCCCGCATCGCGAAGGAAAGCGTGGCCGATGGGCGGCGCCGGGGTCAGGTGATCTGAGATGGCTATTCCTGTCTTGTCTCTGACGCTGGTGTCCTCACTTGAGCGGCGGCTGGTTACGTCGGTCGCCGAGGCGCGCTCGCCTTTTACTGGCACCTCCCAGATCCAGGACTGGGGTGCCTCCTGGTGGGAGTACCAGATTGAAATGGCGGTGACCCAAGGGGCCAAGGCGCGTCGGCTTTCGGCCTTCTTTACCGCCCTTGGCGGATTGCGGGGCCGGTTCCTCTTCTCCGAGCCCTCGATCGAGGTGCCGGTGGCGGTGGGCAATCCCTATGTCACCGAGGCGCAAGTCGCAGGCGCCTCCACCCTGAAAACTGCTGGATGGGGAGTTGGCCTCAGGGCTGGTGACTTCTTTCAACTCGGATCTGATGCCACCACCCGGCTTTACCAGGTAACCGCGGATATCGTGCCCCTCGGGAGCGAGGCGGTGATCAACTTTGTGCCGCCGCTCAGAGCCTCAGTCCCGGCCGGTGCGCTTCTTGGTCTCAGCGCCCCGTCGGTGCTCTTGAGGCTCACCGCACCTGTGCCCACAGTGATTGGCCGCGCGGATCAGCACCGCTTCACCCTCTCCGCGCGCGAAGCGCTCTGACCAAAGCCATGTGAAAGCGAGCTCCTATGTCGCGTAACATTACACCCGCCTTCGCCACGGCACTGGCGGATCAGTCGCTGCGGCCAGTCATCTTCTTTGAAGGCCAGTTTGCCACGGGCTGGGTGCGGATCTGGTCGGGCCTTGGGTCTGTCACTTGGAACGGACGAACTTGGTCTGGCGCAGGCTCGTTGCTTGGCCTCGGGGGCATCGATGAGACCGGCGAGGTCGTAGCTGGTGGAACGGCCGTGTCGCTTTCTGGCGTGCCGCTGGATCTCGTGCAGATTGCAATAGACGAAGCGCGTCAGGGCCTGCCGGGTCGGATCTGGCTGGGGCTTCTGGCCGAGAATGGCAGCATCATCGCTGATCCCGTTCAGGCCTTCTCTGGTCGCCTTGATGTCCCAGAAATCAAGGATGACGCGGACACCTGCACGATTACGATCAGCTATGAAAGCCGGCTCATTGATCTCACCGTGGCGCGGACCTGGCGCTACACCCACGAAAGTCAGCAGGTGCTGCATCCAGGCGATCTCGGGTTTGAATATGTGACCGCGATCCAGGACAGAGAAATCACCTGGGGGCGGGGATAGACATGCCACGCGTTGAACACTGGGAACGCCTGCTTGCATCGGTGATCGACACCGCCCGCGAGCGACCCTTCATCTGGGGCCTCCATGACTGCCCGACCTTTGCTTTTGAAACACGGATGATCCTCACCGATGGCGAGGACATCGCGGCCCTCTGGCGGGGACGCTACACAACGCATCTCGGGGGCATGCATGTGATGCGCCGCCTTGGCTGGGCGTCAGTGGAGGACATGGGGCGGGCGCTCTTGGGGGAACCACGCGCAACCCCACTTTTGGCGCAGCGCGGGGACATTGTGCTCACGGACACGGGGCTTGGCTTTGGCGTGGTGATCGGCGCCACCGCTGTGGGTCTTGCGCCTGCAGGTCTCACCTTCGTGTCGCTCACCTCTTGTCGACTTGCCTGGCCCATCTGAACGCGACCCATTTAGACGAGACCCCCCCATGCCCTTCATCGTGACAGCCGTCACCGCGGTCGCGGGGGCGATTGGCGGCGTTTTGGCCGCCGGCGGCATTGGGGCAGCCCTCATTCGGATTGGGGGTACGCTGCTTCTCTCCTATGCGGCCCAAGCCTTGATGCCAAAGCCGCAGATGACAATGCAGGCGCGGACGGTTACGGTGCGCGAGCCAGTGATGCCGCGCGATCTCGTCTTTGGCCGCACCCGCAAAGGCGGGGTCATCGTCTTCCTGCATTCCTCCGGATCAGAAAACCAATACCTCGATCTGGTCATCGTCCTTGCGGCGCACCGGGTCAAATCCATCGGGGCGATCTACTTCGAGGGTGAGATGGCCCTCAGTGCTGCCGGCGTCGCGCAAGGTCGCTGGGCCGGGAAGGTCCTCGTCGAACAGAAACTCGGCACCGCCAACCAGACCGCCTTTGCGGGCCTCAAGGCAGCCTTGCCTGACAAATGGACCGAGAACCATCGTTTGCGGAGCTGTGCCGCGATCCGGTTGCGGCTCACCTATGACCAGGATGCCTTCCCGGGCGGCATTCCGAACATCACAGTGGATCTCGAGGGCAAAGACGACATCTATGACCCCCGCACAGAAACTCATGCCTATTCAGAAAACCCCGCGCTGTGCCTTGCCGATTACATGGCGCACCCTGAGTTCGGGATCCGGGCGGAGATCGGGGCGGCAGATGGCGTGGACCGGATGAGCCTCATTGAGGCTGCCAACATTTGTGATGAGGTGGTGGCCAAGGTCGGGGGTGAGACGGAGCCGCGATATGCCTGCAATGGGATGATCTCGCTTTCCGAGCCTCCGAAGACGATCATTGAGGGGTTGCTCTCGTCTTTTGCCGGGCGATGCGCCTTCTCGGGCGGGGCCTGGCGCATCCATGCCGGCGCTTGGGCCGCGCCATCGGTGGCGCTGACCTCTGACCATGTCCGCGAAGGCGGGCTGACCTTGGCGACGCGCGTGACGATGTCGTCCAACTTCAACGCGGTTCGAGGCCAGTTTGTGAGCCCCGAGAACGACTGGCAGCCGGATGACTTCCCGGCCTATGCGAGTGATGTCTATCTCGCCGAGGACGGAGGGGAGCGGCGGTGGCGCGATATCTCGCTGCCCTTCACGATCTCGGCCTCGATGGCGCAGCGGTTGGCCAAGATTGAGCTTGAACGCGCCCGGCGGCAGATGACGGTGCGGCTCTCGGGCAAGCTCTCGGCCTGGGCCGCAACGGTGGGTGATGTGGTGACGCTCTCCTATGCGCGCTGGGGCTTTGCTGCCAAACCGTTTGAGGTGCATGGGGTTAGCCTTGATCTAACCGCATCCGGCGATGGCGCGCTGTTGCTGCCAGAACTCGTTCTGCGCGAAACTTCGCCCTTGGTGTACGACTGGGCGGCCTCGGAAGCGCGGATTTATGCGGCAGCACCCCGCACCAGCCTGCCGTCCGCGCGGGATATCCCAGCGCCGGGGGCGCCGCAGGTGGCTGAGGAGATCTATGTCACCCGTGATGGCGGCGGGCTCAAGGTTTTGGCGCGGGTCACCTGGGCCGCAGCACCCTCAAGCTTTGTCGCGGCCTATCAGCTGCAGGCACGCCAAGGCACGGGGGCTTGGCAGGATTATGGGCGGACCGATGGAACCAGCCTTGAGATCCGCGACATCGCGCCGGGGGCTTGGAGCTTCCGTGTGAAGGCGATCTCGGTCTTGGGTGTCTCGTCGAGTTGGCAGACGAGCACGGTTGAGATTCTCGGTTTGACGGCACCGCCCGCGCAGCTCGAAAACGTGACGCTGCAAACGGCAGGTGGTCTTGCCATCCTCAAATGGATGCGGTCGGTCGATCCCGATGTCCGCGTGGGCGGCAACATCGTCATTCGGCACTCGAAGGAAGCGACGGCCACCTGGGCCGACAGCTATTCGATGGACCGGGTCTCGGGCGGCGAGGCGATTGCCGTCGTGCCGCTGAAACCCGGCACATATCTGGTGCGGGCCGAGGACAGCGGCGGGCGCGCAGGACCCGAGACCCGTGTCTCGACCAAGGGCGCGCAGGTGCTGGCCTTCTCGACCTTGGACTTCCTGCAGGCCGATCCCGGGTTCTTCGGCCCGAAATCCGGGCTGCAGATCACGGGTTCGAACCTCACGCTCGCCACGTCGACCTTGAATGGTGTGACGCAAGTGACCGCGATGGAGGGGCAGTACGACTTTGCTGCAGGGCTTGATCTTGGGGCTGTGAAACGGGTGCGGCTGCGATCTGAAATCGGCGTGGCAGCGCTCGCGCTGAATGACCGGATCGACTCCAGAACCACGCTGATGGACACATGGGCCGACTTCGACGGATCGGCTGGCGCGGAAATCGACGTGCTCTTCGAGATCCGCGAGACCGATGACGATCCCGCCGCTTCGCCGAATTGGGGTCCCTGGGGCCGTCTCGACAACCATGAAATCGAGGCCCGCGCGGTTCAGGCGCGGGCGTTTCTCACGACGAAGGATGCGTCCTACACGCCCATCGTCAGCCAATTGCGGCTCTATGCCGATGAGGTCGCGTAATGCCCCAGACATCCAGCTTCGTGATCGCGAACGATGCGGGCGCGGCCGTTCGGGCGCGGATCAATGAGGTGATTGCCACGCTGCAGTCGACGAGTGCCGGGGCCTCGGCGCCAACAGCGACGACAGCGGGCATGCTCTGGGTCGATACCTCGGTCTCTCCGCCCGTGTTGCGCCGCCGGAATGCCACCAACACGGGCTGGGACGCGCTTCTCGATGCGGCGGGCAATCTGGCAGGGCTTGCAAACACGGCCATGGCGCGCACGAACCTTGGCCTCGGGACAATGGCGACGAAGTCGGCGGCCGATTATGACACGGCGATTGCAGCGAAAGCGGCCTTGTCTGGGGCAACCTTCACTGGGGTCGTCACTGCCCCGAACTTCGTCTCTTCGTCCGACGCCCGCCTGAAATCCGATGTTGAGACCATCGCCGATGCGCTGACTCTGGTCTCCGCCCTGCGCGGGGTGCGCTTCACCATGGATGGAAGCCGCCAAATCGGCGTCATCGCCCAGGAAGTGGAGCCGGTCCTACCCGAGGTGGTCCGCGACAATGAGGCTGGTCAGCTCTCTGTCGCTTACGGCAATATCACCGGCCTTCTCATCGAGGCCGTCAAGGAACTCACCGCCCGGGTGGCGGCGCTTGAGGAGGCACGGCCATGACTGACGGTGGGTTCATCGACATGATCAACTCGGCCTTCGGAGGCGCCGTGACCACGCTGATCGGCGCCTTCACCGGGCGGCTGATGTGGCATTCGGGTGAGGTGAAGCTCGGCAACCGCCGCTTCTTCGGGAAAGAACTCCTGTGGGAAATCCCCGTGGCCGTTGGCATGGCGCTGATCGGGGAGGCGGCGGCGCGTTACATCGGCCTTTCCCAGCCCGTCTCGACCGGGTTTGTGGCGACGCTTGCTTATCTTGGGCCTCGCGGGGCTGAGGCATTGCTGACCACTTGGATCGGTCGGCGCAAACCATAGGAAGCGCCGGCTTCTCGGCTCCGCCTTTGTCCAAATCATCAGAAGGCTGCGATCGACGTGGAAAACGCACCTTGGAAGATGCTGCAAGGGTTTTGCTGGTAGGAACCTGGTTTGGGCGCTTGCTTTGCGCCCGGTGGTCCTGACCCCAAAAGGCCAAATCTGCGGAGCATCTCGTCACATGGTGGATTGTGCGGGGGCATCGGGCGGCTGACACGTCATAAAAAGCACAAAATCATACTTTAGACAGTGCTTAGCGTTTCGGCGCTGCCGCTTTCTCGGCAACATGATCACAATCATAATACCATGAGGCCCGGCTTGATGTCTGGCGGTTAGCAGTGCATCTGGGATGCAATCTTAGGTCAGATTTGGAGGGTGGTATTTTGCGACGTCCTGATATTCCAGCCGTGCTCTCGAAACTTTCGGCATCCAGCAATCCCGTCGAAGTGATCCGCGATCTCGTGCTGCGCACGGGTGGCTTTTGGCAGGACACTGAGGAGGCGTCTGGTCTTTTTGAGATCCAGTTGGCGGGCATCACGGGGCTTGGATCCTCAGCGCAAGCGGCCGTCGAGGATTGGGTCATCCAAGCGCGCCGAACAAAGGTGGAGGACCTGCGGGTCGCCCTTGAAGAGGGCTAAGGCCGCCCAAGATAACAACAAGAGTTGCACGACACATGGCCGCCCCTTGGGCGGCCTTTCTTTTTGGAGATCGCCATGACGCCCTTCAACATCGCCCGCAGCTACATCGGTACGACCGAGGGGCCGGGCCTCGCCGACAATCCCGCCATCATGGAGATGTATGCCTCGGTCGGCCATACTCATGTGGAACATGACTCTGTAGCCTGGTGCGCAGCCTTTGTTGGACATTGCCTTGAGCGAGCCGGGATCCGCTCGACCCGCAAATTGACCGCGCGCTCCTATCTCGACTGGGGTGTGCCTGTGGACGTGGCGGACACCCAGCAGGGGGATATCGGCGTGATCCCCCGCGGTACCTCCAGTTGGCAGGGCCATGTGTTCTTCATCGAACGGATCGAGGGACCATGGGTCTGGGGCCTGGGCGGTAACCAAGACGACGCCGTCAATGTGAAGCGTTATCCGGTCTCAAAGCTTCTGGGCGTTCGGCGGGCTGGGGATGTCGCGCCGCAAGTGGCAATGTCTGTCGACGCCGTCCAACGCCGTCTGAAGGAGCTTGGCTATCACGAGGTGGGTCAGATCGATGGAAAGATCGGGCCTCGTACGCGCGCCGGAATTCTGGCCTTCCGCGATGACAACGATCTTGCTCTGGTGCCGATCATTGATGTCGCTTTGACTGAGGCGCTTGGCGCGGCACGTCCGAGACCGGTGGCGATCGAGCGCGCGACGGGCAAGCCTGAGGGCTCGCGCATCTTGGCCGCGTCAAATGCACAGATCGCGCTTGGGGCTGCGGGGTATGCCGGGATTGCGATCAGTGACGTCGCCCCACTTGTTGGGCAGGCTGAGGAGGGGCGTGATCTGGCGGCGCGCCTCTTTGATCTGGTGGGATTGGGAGGTTACGCCCCGGTCCTCATGCCACTCCTCGGGGCGGCAATCTTCTTTGCAGTCATCGTGCTGGCGTGGAAAGCCCGCGCAGCCCGGATCGAGGACCATCAGACGGGGCGGACGCCATGATCACCCTCGTCAGACAGCTTGTCACTGCATTAGCGCAACGCGTCGCGTTTTGGGTCACCCTATGTCTGATCCTGGCCTCCGCCCTGCGCATCGCCACACGCAAGGGGCGGCATGCAGCCAAGGCCGAGTTTGCCATTCGCACAGCCGAGGCCCGCATTCGCGCGCTGCGCACATCCCGAGAGGTGCACCATGAGATCGAGACTTTGCCTGAGGCTGAGCGTGATCGCCGCCTTGACCGCTGGATGCACGACTGATCCCGGTGTGAGCTCGGGCTGTGATTGGGCAGAGCCGATCCGACCCTCACGGGCGGATCAGTTGAGCGAAGGGACTGCCCAGCAGATCCTCACCCATAACGAAACAGGCGCGGCTATCTGCGGCTGGCGCCCCTGAAAACCTACCTCACCGATCAGTTCTTGCCGCAGCACTGCTTGTATTTGCGACCCGAGCCGCAGGGGCATGGATCGTTGCGGCCGGGGCGCGGCGCGGATTTGAACGGCTGGCCGGGGAGATTGGCCGGGACCCCGCCGACCAGTTCGGGGCGCGATTGGTGCAGGATCGTCGCCACGCAGTTCGGGATCAGATGAGGCGCCTCTTGGTCGATCTGGTCGATCTCTTCATCGCTGAACTTGCTCTGCCCGATGTAGATATCCTGCAACGCCATGATAAAAATCATGGTCTCGCGGGTCTCGTCATCGGCCCGCTCAAGGAGCGCCTCCCAGGCCTTGGGCCGCAAGGCCATCGCTCGGGTGAACCCATCGACCCAAGATTCCCACAGGGTCTCGTCGCTGTTCATGTCGATCTCGTAGATCGGCTCGACCCAGAGCGATTGCGTGATCCTTGCGGCGACGTCGTTGTAATGGGCCATCACCGCGCCGATCGTCTCCTGCGCCACCTCTAGGTCAGGGAACTGTGCATCACCCGTAATGCCCCAGACCTTTGAGAGCCAGTCCGAAGGCGGGATCATCTCGGGACAGGCTAGAAGTCCCGTCACAAAACCATCGAGCTCGCTCACTGTCATCGGTTCGTTCTCGACGGGCAGCGCCTGCAAGAGTTCTTCCAGACGGTCGAGCCGTTCGTCGTCCTGATCCATGATGTGTCCCTCCCGTTGCCGCGCATCCTTTAGGCGAAATGGGCTGAATTCTCAATCGAACTCGTTCTGACCAAGCGGCTCGGATGGTCCGCGGAGGCATGCATGACCACGTCACTTCAAGAAGGCCCGGTCATCCTGATCGGCTACGAATACCGGTTGCAGCTTCAAGCCGAGGCCGATCTCTTCCCCACTGTGGCCAGTTTTGCCGGACAGGTGCGCAGCGTGATCAGCGCCGCAACCGTGATGGCGGAACTGTCCAGTGGGGCGGGCAGCGTGCTGCGCGTGGATGAACGCACACTGGAAATTGTCCTGTCTCCTGCAGTGACCGCCAGCCTCGCGCCCGGAGGCGTTGTCCTGGATTTGGTCCGTACAGACCTGACGCCCGACCGACACCTCGGCTTCCTGCTGGAAATCCCGGTGGCGCTGCCGGTGACAAGGCTCCCGGTCTCCGGAGGGGTCTGAGCCATGGCGACTGCGCTGGACCTGCGACCGTTCACGGGGCCGATCCGCATCTCTGTCACCTCGGAGGCGCCGATCGCGCTGCGGCTTTCCAAAGGACCGATCGGGATCCGGGTCCTCGGCCAGCCCGGGCCGCAGGGATTGACGGGCCCCCAAGGCGACAAGGGTGATCATGGCGCGCCCGGTATCACGATCCTGCCCACCGACGCTCCCATCAACGGAGGATTTTTCTGATGGCGAACACGATCCAGCTCAAACGCCGCGTCTCGGGCGTGGCGGGCGCACCCGCAGCGCTGAAATCCGGCGAGATCGCCCATAACGAGGTCGATGATACGCTCTATGTCGGCAAGGGCGATGACGGAGCAGGCAATGCGACCTCGATCGTTCCAGTAGCCGGCAGCGGTGGGTTCCTCGCGCTCATCGGCACACAGACCGTGGGCGGGTCCAAGACTTTCTCTCTCGTCCCCAAATCCGCCCAGGACGCCAGTGCTGCGACTGATCTCGTGCGCAAGTCGCAACTGGATGCTGGTCTCGCCGCAAAGGCCGCGCTCAGCCATAGCCACGCCATTGCCGATATCACCGGTCTGCAGGGCGCGCTCGATGGCAAGCTCGGCGCGACCGCAAACGCGGTCTCGGCGAGCAAGCTTGCCACCGCCCGCACCATCGCGCTGGCGGGCGATCTCTCCGGATCCGTCAGCTTTGACGGCTCGGCCAATGTCAGCATCACAGCCGTGGTGGCCGATGACAGCCACGCCCATGTCATCGCCAATGTGGACGGGCTGCAGGCCGCACTTGACGCGAAGGCTCCGCTGGCTTCGCCCGCGCTAACCGGCACGCCGACCGCGCCCACAGCCCTTTCGGGGACGAACACCACGCAGGTGGCTACGACTGCCTTCGTTCAGCAGGCCATTGTCGACTTCGGCCCCGGCGATATGCTGGCTGCCACCTATGATACAGATGCTGACGGCAAGGTCGATGCGGCGGAGGTGGCGGATGCTGCACCCTGGGCTGGGATCACCGACAAGCCCACAAGCTTTCCCCCATCGACCCACAGCCATACGATCTCGCAGGTCACCGGCCTGCAGACCGCGCTTGATGCCAAGGCGGCTCTGGCCTCGCCGGCTTTGACCGGTACGCCGACCGCGCCAACGGCCGTTGCGGGCACCAACACGGCTCAGATCGCGACGACCGCCTTTGTCGCCGCCGCCATCGGCGCGTTGATTGATGCCGCACCCGGCGCAATGGACACACTGAACGAGTTGGCGGCGGCCCTCGGGGACGATCCGAGCTTCGCAACCACGGTGACGAATGCGTTGGCGGGCAAGCTCTCGGCTGCATCAAACCTCTCGGATCTGCCAAACAAGGCCACGGCACGCAGTAATCTCGGGCTTGGCTCAATCGCCACGCAAGCGGCGAACAGCGTCGTGATCACCGGCGGGTCGATCGACGGGATTGCGCTCGACGGGGGCACGTTCTGACCATGGCCAACACGCTTCTCGTCAAGCGCACGACCGTGGCAGGCCGTGTGCCTACCACGGCGCAGCTGGCCGCGGGAGAACTGGCCGTCAATGTCACCGACGGCAAGCTCTACCTCAAGAAAAGCACGAGCGGGGTCGAAAGCATCGTCGATGTGACATCAGCCGCGCTCACTGACGCCCAGATCTTCGCCAAGGTCACAGCGCAGGATGGCGCGGGGTCCGGCCTTGATGCCGATCTGCTTGATGGAGCGCATGCCAGCGCCTTCGCGCTTCTGTCAGGGGCGACCTTCACCGGCACGGTGACCGCGCCGAACTTCGTCTCATCCTCGGACGCGCGGCTCAAATCCGACATCGCGCCCATCGCGGATGCGCTGGCCAAAGTGCAGGCGCTGACCGGCGTCACCTTCACCATGGCGGGCAGCGATGTGCGGCAGATGGGTCTCATCGCGCAAGAGGTCCAGGCGGTCGCGCCGGAGGCCGTGATCGAAGCCGAAGGCGTGCTGCGCCTCGCTTATGGCAATCTCGTGGGCCTCCTCGTCGAGGCCATCAAGGACCTCGCCCAAGAGGTCGATCAGCTGAAAAGGACCGCACCATGATCGCCACCGGGCTTTATGCCATCACGAACTGCGGCGTGCCACGCCATTACGCGGTCGATGTCAAACCAGACTATGTCTCTATTGCCGTCTTCGAGTTCGCTGCATCGGGTACGGCAACCGGCATGGGCGGGGTCATGCTTTGGGCAGACCTGCTGGCGCATCTCGAGGCGCGGCCTGCCTTTGGCAATCAGGCGGGCTTTGTCGATCTGGCTCACAATGAATGTTTTGTTCCGGATATTCCTGACGCGCCGATGGGGGCGATCTACAAGGGCCGATCCTGCCTCTTTGCCGATGGCATGCGGGGTCATGACGAGATCGTCGATCACGCGCTGATCGACATGGCTGTCGGCGCTGACGGACAGCCGCTTTCTTGGCGAAACCGCTTTGCCCAATCCGCGCGGGAGAAGATCGACACCTCGTTCCGATACCGGGCACGCGAAGGCATCTCGAATGCACTGGTCGTCTTTCTGCCTGTGGTGGGGCCCTTCGATCAGGCCCGGATTGAGGTCCTGTGTCAGATCCCACCGATTTTGCTGAACGGCACAGTGCAAGCAGGCACGGTCGACGATGCGACGATCCCCAAGGACGGGCTCTGGTACAAGCAGTTCTACTTCCACGCCTTGGGCCCAGAGGCCACCACCGTGATGGCTGGCGGACGCGTGGATGTGCCTGTCGCACTTCGGTGGAATGCCGATGGCTCGGCCTTTGCCCATGCCATCGCGCTGAAACTGGAAAGCGACGCGGGCTATCTGCCGAAACGCCGCCTCGTCACTGCCGCTGATGGTATGGGCAGCTTTGCCATCGAGGCGCTGGGGCTCTTCCCGGGCGACCGCATCGCCGTGAAACTCAACACCGAGCATTACACGGCGATCGGGAAGATTGTGGTGGAGGTGGTCTGATGGAAATTCACACCACAAGCGAGTTCCAGCTGATCTACCCGAGCTTTGTGCTGCACAAGCATTGGGAGATGCCGGAGGGCTTCAACGACCGGCTTCATGCGCTTGCGGTCCACGATGCCGAGACCAATCGGATCCGCGAGGTTGGCGACGGGCGCAATGTCGGGGACCTGACCAATCACCTCGGCCATCTTCGGCACAACTTTCTGATGGACCGGCGAGACCCAGCGCTGGCCGTTCTGGCGCAGATGGTGGCTGCGGGGGTGCGAGAATATCTTCAGCTGGCCTATGGCTACGACCACACTGGCGATATCCGCATGATGTCGGACACCTTCTGGCAGCGTAGGTCGTTGCGCGAGAACGTGGGGATCAACGCCCACACCCATATCCAGACTGACATCGTTTGCACCTATTATCCGCGTGTCGTGCTGGACGCCGATTGCCCGGAAACCTCGCTTCATCGCGGGGCGGTGCGCTTCTACGATCCGGCCAATGTCGGAAAGCGGCTCTGGCCCTGCAACAACCCGGACGCCTATTTCGGCGGCTGGTATGCGGTCGAACCGAAGGCAGGCTCGATGCTCGTCTTCGAAGGCTATGTGCCGCATGACAGCACCTACTTCGAGGGCGAGGAGCGGATGTGCATCCCGGTCCTCTGTTCGCTCAATCTTCCCAATTCCCACTGCAAGGTAGGTCTCCAGGAGATCCTGGCCCATCAGGCGCAAGGAGGCAGCTATGGCGTATAAGGTTGGAACGACCATCGTGATTGATGACAGCGGAAACGTGGACTGGTCGCGCATCGCCAACAAGCCCGCGATCGGTACGGGCGATGTGACGGGTGTGACGGTGGTCAACGGGACCCCAACGTCAGGTGCCACAGGTTCCTCGACTGGCGCGGTCTATGGCACAGGGACGATCAATACCAACTTCAACGGTACAACGACCTACAACTGCTACGTTGAAAGCCTTTCGGGCGGTGGCACCGCAGGGGCGGTCACGATCACGGCCAACCGCAAGACCTTCAACTGCAACTGCGCCTGCCGGTGCTGACAATGGAGGCTCAAAGCACCACCCTGG